CAAAGCCGTGCGCTCCCTGATCGGCTACGCGATGAGAGTCTGGGGTACGTGACCCAGCGATCCAGACCACCAAGCCGGGAAGCACCGGCCCTCCGCACCCATTCCAAGGGTTCGCCAAAACGGCGGGCCTTTCTTTTTTGCTCCCCGCAAGGGAGGAACCCGGATGTCCAACATGCCAGACAAACCAGACACCTGGGCGGTTGCCCTCGCATGGTTGAGCCAGCATTCGCCCCTGCTGTACGCGGCTGGCCTGTCTTGCGCCATGGCTGTACTGCGCATCACTTACGGTGGCGGCACTCGCCGGCAGATGCTGGTGGAGGGCGCCATATGCGGCGGCCTGACCCTGACGATCATCAGCGGCCTGGAGTTCTTCGGCCTGCCGCAGAGCATGTCGACGTTTGTGGGTGGCTGGGTTGGCTTCCTTGGTGTCGAGAAGGTCCGCGCCATTGCTGATCGCGTCACCGACTTCAAGCTGCCGAGCCGCAAGGTCGATTAATCCGCGCCACAAAATAGACATGCGCCGTTTTGTGGCGCGAGCACGCTGATCATGCGTTCAGCCAGATTAGTGAAGCACTCGACCGGGGACCGGTTGAAGCTGATCCCTTTCGTGGATGACTCCGCGCGCTGCTTTGGTAATTACATCTTGCTGAAGCTGATTAACCTGCATGGTGAGGACACGAACGGCAGTTTGATAAACAACTGATCCGGACGCCACGGGATGCTCCTCCAGTAGGCCTTCAAGCTTCTCGGTTAGCAAAACGCACCTGTCTATAAGCTCTTCGATTTCTTTCATCACGGTTTCTCCAGATCTTTCCGCTACGACCATCCGGGCGGAATGTCGTTCCGACGACCCCGCGGATGCGCCGATTTCATTGCGCGAGAGAGCTTATCGAATCATGGCCAAGCAACCCTATACACCATGCAGGCTGTATGTCGACGGTGCCGACGGCATTGCAGTCAGTGATTTCATAACCACTGCTGCCGGATCTGCCTACTTGGTGCAGACGCTGCGTGTGAGCCGCACCCGGCCAGAGCGCAAGTACATGGGCTGCCTGCGCTGGCCCATCGCCGAGATACCCGCCGATGCGCGGTGCTACCAGCTGACCTGGTACAGGAGGTGAGCAATGGCCTGTAGTGGATGCGCCGCCCGGCGCGAATGGATCAATAAGTGGATGAGGGTTGCGCGTGAACGAGCAAGCAATCTCTTTGCTCCAGCAGATTCTGGAGCAGCAGCAGCGGCAGACCGGCCTGATGGAGACGATCGCAAGCCAGAACCTGGCACTGATCGAAGCCCTGGCGGATGAGGGTGATGCTGATCCTGATGCCCCGCCCAAGACCTACTTGAGTGGTGCGCCATGCCGCTGAGGCCGCAACGACCATGCCGGGTGCAGGGCTGCCGAACACTGCACCGAAACGCCAATGGGTACTGCGATGGCCATGCCGATCTGGCTGCCGAACAGGCCAAGGCCTGGGCGACACGTAAGGGGTCGGGCCGTGGCGGTCGCCCGTGGCGGCGCAAGCGTGAGCGAATCCTGAAGCGAGATCAGTACCTCTGTCTGTGTGATGACTGCACCCGGCTCGGCCGCATCCGCGAAGCGCATGAGGTTGACCACATCGTGGCCCTGGCTCACGGCGGGACCGATGATGACCACAACCTGCGGGCGATCAACCGCGATTGCCACAAGGCCAAGACGCAGAAAGAATCCCAACAACATCGATAGATAGACCATGCAACCTATACCCAACCTCAGCGGCTACTACGCAACTGAGGACGGGGAAGTTGCGTCTGTGCGATCTGGATCGGTCAGGGTGCTGAAGAGCCAGATCAACCATGGTTACCACCGCGTCACATTGACCGTGCGAGTCAACGGCAAGCGGGAGCGTCATCGCTTCGAGGTGCATCGGCTTGTTCTCATGGCGTATGCCGGCTTGCCACAAGCTGACGACCAGCAGGCGAGACACCTCAATGGCATCAGCACTGATAACCGTCCTGGGAACCTTGCCTGGGGTACGCGAGGGGACAATGCCCAAGACGCCGTTCGCCATGGAACGCTAGGGCCTGGCATGCGAGCCCGACATCGAAGACTGACAGAGGCGCAGGTCGTCGAGATCAGGCGCCGCCGAGCGCGTGGTGAGTCACCCAAGGCCCTGGCAGATGAGTTCGGTGTCTGTCGTGAGTACATCCCCGTGCTGGTGAAGGGCAAGGCCTGGAGCTGCATCCCGATTTGATCGAAAAATGATCAAGTCACGGCTGAAATGATAACGAGTCTCGTCAGAGGGGGAGGGGCATAGTGAAAGTTCAGGCCCTTTCGCTCGGACACCGCGCCCTCAGCCTTTTTTCCATTTCCGCAAAATTCAGGTTTTCAAAATGGCCCGACCGCGCAAGCCGACGAACGTGCTTGAGCTGACCGGTGCGTTCAAGAAAGACCCCCAGCGTCACCGTGAGGATGCCGAACCGGTGGGTGAGCTGACCGCACCGCCGGCTCACATCAACGGAGCAGTGCTCCACGCCTGGAAGGAGATTGCGAAGTACGCCCCGCGGGACGTGCTGACCAACTCCGACCGACTCAGCCTGGAACTGGCCGCCAACCTACTGGCCCAGTTCCGCAACGACCCACTCGATTTCCCTGCCGCCAAGCTAGTGCGCCTGGAGGCCATGCTCGGCAAGTTCGGCATGACGCCGGCTGACCGGTCCAAGGTGGGCGGGGGTAAAAAAGACGCGCCGAAGGGCAATGCATTCGCGGAGCTGTGATGGCCAAGGTGAAATTTCCGCTGATGAAGGCGGCCGAAAAGTACGCCAAGGATGTCGTCGCCGGGAAGATCCTCGTCTGCAAATGGATCCAGCTGCTGGCCCAGCGTCACCTCGACGACATGGCTGCCTCAAAGTGCAAGGACTTTCCGTACAAATTCGATCCCGCCAAGGCGGAGAAAGTCGCTAAGTTCCTGCAGCTTCTGCCGCACACCAAGGGTAAATGGGGCGGAAAGAAGCAGCTGATCAAGCTGGAGCCCTGGCAACTTTTCTCGGTTTGCGTGCCGTTCGGCTGGGTCCGCAAGAAGGATGGTACCCGCCGTTACCGGACGATCCTGGTGTTCGTACCCAGGAAGAACGGCAAATCGATCATCGGCGGCGGCGTGGGTCTGTACATGTTCGTCGCCGACGGAGAGTTCGGCGCCGAGGTCTACTCTGGCGCGACCACGGAGAAGCAAGCCTGGGAGGTGTTCAGGCCGGCCAAGCTGATGGTCGAGCGTACCGACGATTTGCGAGAGCACTACGGCGTCGACGTGAACGCTTCCAACATGGTCGTTTTGGCCGACGGGTCGAGATTCGAACCGGTCATCGGCAAGCCTGGCGACGGCTCTTCACCGTCCTGCTCGGTGGTCGACGAGTACCACGAGCATCAGGATTCGACGCTCTACGACACCATGGAAACCGGCATGGGCGCCCGCGAGCAGCCAATCATGCTGGTCATCACCACTGCGGGTTCCCGCATCGGCGGGCCGTGCCACCAGCTGATCCGCGACTCCGAGCGGATGCTGGAAGGGGTCATTGAGCGCCCGGATCTCTGGCCCGCGCTCTACACCATTGACCATGGCGATGACTGGACCAGCGAGATCGCGCTGCGCAAGGCGAATCCGAACTTCGGCATTTCGGTCGGCGAGGACTTCCTGCTGGCCCGCCAGCGTGACGCGATGCAGTCGGCAACCAAGCAGGCCACCTTCCGCACCAAGCACCTGAATGAGTGGGTAGGCGCCAAGAATGCCTGGCTCAACATGCTGCGCTGGAAAGAGGCCCCGGTCAGGAAGAGCCTTGCAGAACTGGAGGGCCGTCCGTGCTACGGCAGTCTCGACCTGGCGAGCAAGATCGACATTGCTGCGAACCTGCTGATCTTCCCGCCCCATGGCGACGATCCGTTCTGGCATATCCACGCCAGGTACTACTTGCCAGAGGCGCGGGTGCTGGAGGAGCTGGACAGCAACACCGCGCGGTACCGCGAGTTCGATGCTCTCGGCCTGCTGACCCTGACCGACGGAGAGGTCACTGACTTCGAAGTCATCAAGGAGGACATGCGCGAGTTTGCCGGTCGCTTCGACATCCGGGCCTACGCCTACGACCCTTGGCAGGCCACCCAGCTGGCTCAGGAAATGGACGCCGAAGGATTGCCGATGGTGGAGCTCCGCCAGACAGTGCAGAACTTGAGCGAGCCCATGAAAGAGGTCGAAGCTCTGGTGCTGCAGCGCAAGCTGGCCCACGGCGACTGTCCGGTGCTGACCTGGATGGCCTCGAACGTGGTGGCGAAGCTGGACGTGAAGGACAACATCTACCCCAACAAGGAGCGCCCGGAGAACAAGATCGACGGCATGGTGAGCCTGATCACCGGCTGCGCCGTGGCCATCAAGCTCGGCATCGACGACTCCGGCCACTTCGATGACTTTCTTGCCAGCCCGATCGTGGTTGGTTAACGGGACTACCTATGAAAACTGGCCTGATCATCTTTCTGGTGCTTGCCGCCGGCGGCTTGCTGCTGGGCGTCGCTGGCGTATACGTGCTGGCCGGCCTGGGTTACGCGCTGCTGGCTGCGGCCGGCTCGCTACTGGTCGCCGCGGGCTTCATTCGCAAGGGGTTGATCGGTGGCTAAATCACTCACTCAGATCCTCGGCCAGGCCCTGATGAAGTCGGCCGAGCCGGGAGTGGCATCGAGCCTGGCGGGCTGGGCGGGGCGCAAGATCGGCCTCACCGACTCCGCCTTTTGGAACACCTTCTACGGCACCGATTCGGCATCGGGGAAGGTGGTCAGCCAGCAAACGGCGCTCCAGCTTTCTACGGTATGGGCCTGCGTGCGCTTGATCGCTGAAACCATCGCCACACTGCCGATCGCCTTGTACGAGGACAAGAACGGTGCGCCAGTGGTGGCCAGCTCTCACCCGGTCAACTTCGTCATCAGCCAACAGCCGAACGCTGACCAAACTCCGGTGGAGTTCTGGGAGAACGTAATGGCCAGCCTGCTCCTGCAGGGGAACGCATTCTGCGAGCCGCACCAGAGCGGCCGAACTTTGACGAGCTTGGAGTTCTTGCTACCGCAGAACATGTCGCCCCCGCGGCGCCTGGCGGACGGCTCTATCGAGTACCGCTACACCGACAGCTTCGGCAAACCTCACACGTTGACCGAGGATCAGATGGTGCACGTGCGGGCTTTCGGCGTGGACCCTCTATGCGGCCTATCGCCGCTGGCCTATGGCCGGCAGGTGCTGGGCTCTGCTATGGCTGCAGATGAATCGGCCGCCAAGATGTTCGCCAACGGCATGAAGCTGGGCGGCGTCCTTTCCACTGATCAGATCCTCAAGCCGGACCAGCGGAAGGACATCCGCGAGGACATGATCAAGCAGTTCTCCGGTGCGACGAATCACGGTAAGACCATGGTTCTCGAGGCGGGCATGAAGTATCAGCAGGTCTCCATGACGCCTGAGGATGCGCAGATGCTGCAGACCAGGGCGTTCAACGTCGAGGAAATTTGCCGCTGGTTCCGCGTGCCGCCTTGGATGGTCGGACACACGCAGAACTCCACCAGCTGGGGCACTGGCATGGAGCAGCAGATGATCGGCTTCCTGTCCTTCACCCTGTTGCCCTGGATCAAACGCATCGAGATGTGCGCCAACCGGCGCCTGCTGCGCCCAGATGAGCGGCGCCGCTTCTACGTGAAGTTCAACCCGGAAGGACTGCTGCGCATGGATAGCGCGGCGCGGGCGGCCTTCTACGCCTCCATGACCCAGAACGGCATCTACACCAGCGACGACTGCCGGATTAAGGAGAACCTGCCCCCGGCAGGAGGTAACGCCTCCAAGCTCAGGGTGCAATCCAACATGCTGCCGATCGACAAGCTGGGCGAAGACCCCGGCGGCGCCAACCAGGCCAAGGCGGCGCTGCTCGACTGGCTCAACGACCAGCCAAGAGGTAATACCCCATGAGACACAAGGATCGACTGGCGGCGGTCAAGTACCGCTCCTTCGACTATGACGTGAAGGCTGTCGGCGACGACGGCCTTTTTTCTGGTTACGGCTCGGTGTTCGGCGTGGTCGACAGCTACAACGAGGTGGTCGCGCCTGGCGCCTTCCTTGACTCGATCGAGGAAGCCAAGGCCAAGTCGCGAACCTTCCCGGTCCTTTGGCAGCACCGAACCGGCGAGCCCATCGGCAGCTGGAGCATCGATAGCCTTAAGGAAGACGACCGAGGGCTGTTCGGCGAGGGTGAGCTATGGCTGGCTGACGCCCCTTATGCGCGCATCGCGCACCGGGGCATGCAAACCCGGTCGATCACCGGCCTATCGATTGGCTACTACGTTCGCGAGTCGAGCTTTGACGAGAAGACCCGAATCCGGACGCTGACCAAGCTTGACCTGATCGAGATCTCCATCGTCACGGTTCCCGCCAACGACGAAGCGCGCACCGACACGATCAAGTCGAAGTTGGCCCACGGGGGCCTGCCTTCGATGCCCGAATTTGAGTTGCTCCTGCGCGAGGCAGGCTTCTCGAAAACTCAGTCTACGGTGATTGCCAACCGTGGCCTGCAGCACCTGCTCCGGAGCGAGTCCGAGGGCGACCTGGCAGCAATCGAAATCGTCGAGGCGTTGAAGTCGCGCCCGGCACTTTCTCTCCCATCGTTTTGAGGATTCATCATGCATAACGCCATGAGCAACCAGGCTCGCTCCGAACACCGCCAGTTCCAGCGCAAAGAGCACGCCGAAGACAAGCTGCAACTGAAAGCGGTCAACGATCTGCTCGATGAGCGCGACAAAGAGATCAAGGCGTTCGCCGCCAAGGCCACTGAAGAGATCAAGTCGCACGGCACCATCCTGGCCGATACCAAGACCATCCTCGATGGCCTGGTGAAGGACGGCCTGGGCCTGCAGGACCGCCTGCAGGAGATTGAGCAGAAGATGGCCCGCCGCTTCTCCGCCAACGATCCGGTCGACTTCAAGTCGGCTGGCGAGGAGCTGACCGAGTGCGACGACTTCAAGTCGCTGCAAACTCGCGGGCGCGGCATCGTCCGTGTGGGCCGGAAGGCCGTGACCAACATTACCAGCGCTACCACTGGCACCGGTGGCGTCGGCGTCGGCATCCAGCCGACCCGCGTGCCCGGGATCGTGGTGGGTCCCGAGCGTGAGTTCACCATCCGCGACCTGATCATGCCAGGACGCACCGGCTCGAACGCGGTCGAGTTCGTGCAGGAAACCGGCTTCCAGAATATGGCCGCGCCACAGGCGGGTGAGGGCGCCGCGAAGGCACAGTCCGATCTGTCCTTCGGTCTGAAGACCACCAACGTCATCACCATTGCCCACTGGTTCCGCGCTTCCAAGCAGGTGTTGTCGGACATCCCGCTCCTGCAGAGCTACATCAACGGCCGCGCGATCTACGGCCTGAAGTACAAGGAAGAGGAGCAGCTGCTGGCCGGCGACGGCACCGGGCAGAACCTGCTGGGTCTGATCCCGCAGGCCACCGCCTTCAACGAGGCGCTGCGCAAAACCGGCGACACCAAGATCGACACCCTGCGCCGCGCAATTCTGCAGGTGCGCGTTGCCGAGTACCGTGCTTCGGCCATCGCGCTGAACCCTGTGGACTGGGCAGACATCGAGCTGACCAAGGACGCCAACGGCTCCTACATCTGGGTGAACGTCCAAGAAGGCGGCGTCCAGCGTCTGTGGAAGCTGCCGGTGGTGGACAGCAACGCGGTGCCAGAGGGCGAGTTCCTGGTCGGCGCGATGAACATCGCGGCCCAGGTATTCGACCGCGAGGAAGCGGCTGTCGAGGTCTCCACCGAAGACGGTGACAACTTCCGCACCAACATGGTCACCATCCGCGCCGAGGAGCGCCTGGCACTGGCGGTGTACCGCCCAGAGTCGTTCGTGCACGGCGAATTCGAAGCCACCCCGTAACCAGCTCAGGAGCGCGCCCGGGAAACCGGGCGTGAGCGCACATGCCAGATGTCAAAGTCAAAACCATCAAGGGTTTCAACAACGGTGGCGAGTACGTCAAGCGCAACCGAGAAATCACCGTCGACGAGCTGCGTGCTCGTGACTTGCTGCGCAACGGCCTGATCGAGGAGTACGACGTGAAGAAAGCCGAGGAGCCAGAGAACAAGAAGGCGCCGGAGCCGGCCAACAAGGGCGGCAAGGGAGCGGCCACCAAGCCCAAGGAGTGATCCATGTCCGTGATCGCCATCGACCTGGCCATGCACCATCTGCTGGCTGAACCTGAAGACCAGGTGCTGGTCCAGGCGCAGCTTGATGCGGCGGAGGAGGCGGCCATGCAGTTCCTCAACCGACGCTTCTACCTCGACCAGGTGGCGCTCGACGAAGCCCGCGCCCGCGTGTCGGCCGCCCTGCAGCAAGCGAAGGACGCTAACGCAGCAGCGGTCACCGCAGCTGAGACCGAGCAGGACTACGCGCTGCGCTGCCGACTGCTCGACCATGCCCGCCAGGCTCTGGCCGATGCGTATGACCATGCAGACGCCATTGCCTACGGCATGGTGCTCAATTCTTCTATCCAGGCGGCTTGCCTGCTGAAGCTGGGCCATTTGTTTGCCAACCGCGAGGATGTCGTGACCGGGACCATCGCTACCGAGCTTCCGGTGGCATCGCAGCACCTGCTGATGCCATATCGCATCCGGATGGGAGTGTGATGCAGGCCGGCAAGCTCCGGCACCGCATTGACATTCAGGAGCTGAAAGCGGTGCGTGACCCGGTGACCCTCGAGTTCGGGGAGCCAGAATGGGTCACTCGCTGGGAGAAGTGCCCAGCCAGGGTCGAAGATCTGTCGGCCAGAGACTTCATTGCCGCCCAGGCCGGCCAGGCGCAGGCCACGAGTCGGATGGTTATCCGATACCGGCCTGGCGTCCTAGCCACCATGCGCATCCTGTACCGGGGGGAGGTGTATAGCATCGTTGGCCCGCCGCTGGCCGACGCTAAGTCTGGCCTCGACTACCTGACGATCTTGGTCGAGAAGGGGGTTAAGGATGGCTGATGGGGTCGAGTTCAGCATCACCGGCCTGGATACCCTGCTGGGGAAGCTGGAGTCGGTCAGCTATGACGTTCGGCGCAAGGGTGGCCGGGCTGCACTTCGAAAGGCTGCCCAGGTCGTGGTGCAGAAGGCCAAGGAAGGCGCCGAGCGCATCGATGACAAGGCCACTGGCCGCTCAATCGCAGACAACATCGCCTTGCGCTGGAACGGCAAGCTTTTCAAGCAGACAGGCGACCTGGGCTTTCGCATCGGCGTGCTGCACGGCGCCGTGCTCAAGGATGGCGGTGACCTCAGCCCTAACTCGCCGACGCCTCACTGGCGCCTGATCGAGTTCGGTACTGAGAAGATGGCCGCGGCTCCGTTCATGCGACCAGCTCTCGCCAACAGTATCAGCGAAGTCACCAGCACCTTCGTCACCGAGTACGAGAAAGCGATCGACCGCGCCATCCGGCGCGCTGCGAAGAAGGCGGCATCCTCATGACACCACCCATTGAACTCGTTTGCGCAGCATACCCCGGCGTCACGGCGCTGCTCGGCAGTGGCGTTGACCTGCGCATGTACCCATTCGGCGAGGCGCCCGAAGGCGTGGCCAAGCCCTATGCGGTATGGCAGCTGGTGAATGGCAGCCCAGAGAACTACCTGGCCGGCCGCCCTGATGCCGATGGCTTCACGCTGCAAGTCGACGTGTACGGCACCACTAGCAAGTCAGTGCGTCAGGTGCGCGATGTGATTCGCGATGCAATTGAATTGCGCGCCTACGTCACCCGCTGGGGGGGCGAAACTCGCGACCCTGCTACCAAGAACTACCGGGCCAGCTTCGACGTGGATTGGTGGGTGCAACGCTAAACAGTCGAAGTCCATCACGCCCGCCCCGCGCGGGCTTTTTTATTGCTGACTGGAGATAAACCATGTCGATGAATGCTCAGGGCGCACAGCTCTATGCGCTGTTGCCGCCAGCCAATGGTGGCTCAGGCGGTATGACTGTAATGGAAGTTGAGTGCCTCACGGCATTCAACCCCGGCGGTGCGCCTGCAGACCAGATCGATGACACCTGCCTGGCTGACACCGATCGCAAGTACAAAAAGGGCCTTCGCACGCCAGGTCAAGCGACCGCAACTATCCTGGCTGATCCGCGCAACGCCAGCCATGTGCGTATGTTCCAGCTGTCCCAGGACGATAGCGACGAGGACATCCTGTGGGCGCTCGGATGGTCGGATGGCAAAGGCATTGCGCCCACGGTAAACATTGAGGGCGATGATTTCGAACTGCCGAAGACCCGCACCTGGTGCTTGTTCGCCGGCTACGTAGCGGATTTCCCGTTCGATTTCGCGAGCAACGCCTCGGTGAGCACCGCCGCCACCATTCAGCGTTCGGGCAAGCTCAACTGGATCATTAAGGAAAACCCATGAATCTGGAGCAGCTGAAGAAGAAAGGTGGAGTCATCGCTGATGCACTGGTGCCGAAAGAAGTCGCGTGGAAGCACGTCGACAAGAACGGCAAGACCGTAACTGACAAATTCACGGTCCACATCCGTCGTCACGCCTTCGGTGTGATGGAGGCGATGTTCGCCGGCGGGGAAACTGAGCGCTTCAAAACCGCTCGCTACCTGTCGGCCAGCGTCATGCTGGGCGAAGATGGTACCGAGGAATTGCCATTCGACGACGCGGTGAATCTTGACCCAGGTCTGGGGCTGGCGCTGTACAACGCCGTTAAGGCTGTGAACAATCCGCCCCCAAAGAGCTGACCCCGGCTGATGAACTTTGGCATGAGCTGGTTCTGAACGGGATCGGTGGCACCTCTATCGCAGAGGCCAAGGCCACGCTTTCTTACGCGGAGGTGCTGTCCTGGGTCGACTATCGAGACAAGCATGGGTCGCTCAACATAGCCAGACGACAGGAGTTGTCCGCAGCGCTGATCGCCGTTCAGGTAAATCGCAGTCGGGGTGGTAAGGCTGATCTGTACGATTTCATGCCGCACCACCCACAGCAGTCGGGGATATCGCTCATGGATGCGGTTGCCTCTTGGACATAACCCGTTTCGCCTTTGATTTGGGAGAATGTGAATGTAATGGTAGATTTCCTTGGATTAACAGGGAGTGTCTAACCATGGTTGTTGAACCCGAGTCAACCAAAGCATTCGTCACGCTCGCGCTTGTGGTGGCTGTGTATTTCATCCCAACCATTGTGGCCGCAATTCGTCTTCATCAAAATCGCGTCTCGATTATGCTGCTGAACCTCTTCCTTGGATGGACGGGGCTTGGGTGGCTGGGAGCGCTAATATGGTCCGCATCGGCAATAAATAAACCGGCCGGAGGCGTCGCTCCTCCCATCGCTCATGCAGGAAGATCGGGAGAAGATCCATACCATGAGCTCGAAAAATTAGCTGCTCTGAAAGAGCGAGGGCACATAACGGCAGAAGAGTTTGAGGCAGAAAAAGCCAAGATTCTGAGCCGCTAGACCTTCACGTAACAAACCCGCTTAGGCGGGTTTTTTTTCGCCTGGAGGAAAGTATGGCGAGCCGTTCACTTGGCACACTTACACTCGACCTAATCGCGAAAATCGGCGGTTTCACTGGTCCGCTGGACAAGGCAGGTCGTGAGACGCAGAAGCAAATGGCCGAGATCAAGAAGCAGGCCGAGCGTCTGGGTACTGCCGTAGGTGCTACTTTCGCCGCCATTCCCGCCGTTGTCGCTGGGCTTGTAACCAGTTCCGCGTCAGCGGCGAAAGAGATTTCCAATTTATCCGCGCTCGCGGGGGTGGGTACTACTGAGTTCCAGCGCTTTGCGGCTGCCGCAGCCTCGGTCGGACTGAACCAGGAAAAACTGTCTGATATTTTCAAGGACACAAACGACAAAGTCGGCGACTTCCTGGCTACTGGCGGCGGCGAGCTGAAAAACTTTTTCGAAACGGTAGCGCCAAAGGTTGGCGTGACTGCGGACCAGTTCCGCAAGCTGAACAGCGCGGATGCGCTGCAGCTCTACGTTACCAGCCTTCAAAAGGCAAACGTCAGCCAGTCGCAAATGACTTTCTTCATGGAGGCGATCGCCGACGAGGCCACGGCCCTTGTGCCGCTCCTGGCCGATGGTGGCAAGAAATTCAAGGAGCTGGGTAATGCCGCGCAGGCTGCCGGCATGATCATGGATGAGCAGACAATTGGTGCTGCTCAGCAATTCAGCACAGAACTGACCGTTATAGGCCAGTACGCCAACTCAGCGAAGACCGCCCTGGCTGCCGAGTTCATGCCGGTGTTGGCGCAGCTGGCGAAAGACCTGGCCGACACCTCAAAAGAGGCTGGTGGCCTTCGAAAAGTAGTTCAGGAGTTCGCTGATGACTTCATCGAGGTTACTGCGACCACTGCGAGTCTTGCCGACGGTATTGCGCGGGCATTCAAGATTGCTGCAGCGACCATCGTCAGTGGGTTTTCCACAACGATGGCGTACCTGCAGAGCATCGGGGCTACAGCGAACACTTTGCTTGGCGCCATTACTTTTGGCGACATGTCAAAAGACTTCAAGAAGAATGCTGAGCAGCTGACAAACGATGCGATTATCAACTCGAGGACCGCTGGAAGCGTTATGTCGGAGGTTGCGGAAGCCTTCAACAAGCCTTGGTCCGGCGACGTAATCCGCGATTACGTTAAAGAGGCTAGGAAGGCCGCTGCCGAGTTGCCCAAATTGCAGCCGCCAGGAAGTGGTAACGCAGGGATTGTCGGTCAAACCGATGCGCAGAAAGCCGCAGCGAAGGCGGCTGAGGCCGCCACCAAAAAGCTGAACCAGGCGTTCAAGACGACTGAAGAGAACTACCAGAGGCAGATTGAGCTGATCAACACCTCGACGGACAAGCGCAAGGATGCGACCGAAGTTGAGAAGCTAGCCTTCGAGATATCCAGCGGGAAGCTGGACGGCATCAACGACAAACAGCGTAAGCGTCTGGAGGGCCTGGCGGCTGAGCTTGACGCCCTGAAGAAGGTCAAGAACGCCGAAGAGGACGCCAAAAAGCTTGCTTCCTTCAAGTCTAACGTGAACGAAGACTTCCTCACAGCCAGCAACGGCTTTGATCAAGAGCTCGCTGGCGCGGGCCGTGGTGACAAGTTCAAGGAGCGCCTGAAAGAGCGCCTAGCGATCGAGCAGGACTTCAACCGCCAGCAGCGCGAGCTGGTTCTTCAGCGCAACAGCGGCGATATAAGCCAAGAGCTCTACGACCAGGAAACCGAGGTGCTGAGCGATGCGCTGGCCGAGCGCCTGGAACTGCAGAACGACTATTACAGCCAGCTCGACGAAGCGCAGAACAACTGGATGGATGGCGTCACCAGCGCCTGGGAGAACTTCGCAGACGCTGCGACGAACTACTCGGCCATGGCTGCCGATGCAACGACCTCTGTGCTCGGGAGCGCCAGAAGTGAACTTGGCTCGTTCCTCTCCGATGTAGCCACGGGCTCCGAGGATGCAGGCGATGCCTTGGCCGATATGGTCACCGGCTTCGCCAAGTCGATGATCGATACCCTGGCGGACATGGCCGCACAGTGGCTGGTGTACCAGGCAGTGCAGCTGCTGGTCGGCAAGAGCACCCAGTCGGTTGCAGCTATGGGCATGGTGGCCAACGCGCAGGCGACCTCGTTTCAGGCCCAGCTGGCTGCCTATGCGTCCACTGCCGCGATCCCTATCGTCGGCCCGGCCCTGGCGCCTGGTGCCGCGATGGCCGCAGCCATGGCCACGGCGCCGATGGTGGCTGGCGTGGCATCCACATCCCTCATGGGTATGGCTCACAACGGCCTCGACAACATTCCGCGAGAGGGTACCTGGCTGCTCGACGGCGGGGAACGGGTGCTGAACCCGAACCAGAACCGCGACCTGACTCAGTACTTGCGCAACGCGAACGATGCTGGCGCAGGCTCGGGCGGCGGGGGCGGCGTCACGATCAACGCACCGGTCACCGTCCAGGCTCAGCCCGGCATGAGCGACGACGCCGCGCGCCGACAGGGAGAAATGATGGCCGAGGGGCTGAAGCAGCAGATGGAACAGGTGATTTACGAGGCCACCCAGCAGGGCGGGCTTCTCTGGAGGCGGTAATGGCAGAAACGTTCAGCTTCTGCACCCGGCTGGGTGCGACGGGTGAGATCAAGCAGAGGGTGTGGGAGAACAGCTTCGGTGACGGTTACACCCAGGCCGGCGGTACCGGGATCAACACCAAGACCCAGGAGTGGTCGCACAAGGCCGTGGGCAGCCTCGACGCCGGCGAAGAACTGCGCCTGATGCGCGACTTCCTCGACCGGCACGAAGGCTACAAGTCCTTCCTCTGGACGCCGCCGGGCGGCACGCAGGGCCGGTACAAGGCCAACGGCTACAAGCTCGACCCGAAGGGCGCCGGGCTCTTCGAGATCAGCTTCACCATGAAGCAGACATTCACCCCCTACTGACCCCGCACTGCGGGGTCTTTCTTTTTGAGGCCCCATGACATTCGAATCCGATATCCAGAAGCTCGAGCCGGGCAACCAGATCCGGCTGTTCGAAGTGGACGCGACGCGCCTGGGCGGCAACATCATGCGCTTCCACGGCCACGCCCAAGAGGCCGACATCATCTGGCAGGGCCAGCTGTACTCGGCGATGCAGCTGGAAGCCAAGGGCTTCGACATCCGTGGCGACGGCCGGCCCGCCACGCCGACGCTGCAGCTGGTCAACGAAATCAACGGGGTGAGGGGCGCGGTCACCGCGCTGTGCCTGGCCCTGAAGGACCTGGTCGGCTCCAAGGTGAAGGTCATTGAAACCTTCCGGCACTTCCTCGATGCGGCCAACTTCCCCGACGGGAACCCGGAGGCGTCCAACCAGGCGCGGGAAAACCTCTGGTACATCGAGCAAAAGACCGATGAAGACCGCCAGCAGGTGACATTCCAGCTGTCCAGCCCGCTGGATATGGGCGGCATCATGCTGCCGAGCCAGCAGATCACCAAGTTGTGCCGCTGGGCCTGCCGGGGTCAGTACCGGGGCGAGGCCTGCGCCTACACCGGCGCAGCCATGTACACCAAGCAGGACGAGCCCACCGACAACCCGGCGCTCGACCGCTGCCCGGGGCGGTGGAAGAGCTGCAAGCTCCGCGGCAACACCCGCCGCTTCGGCGGCTCCATGGGCGCGAGCCTGATCGCCAGTTCGAGGTAATCGATGCGCATCAACCAGACACTGCAGGCCGCGATCCGCGAGCATGCCGAACGCGAGTACCCGGCCGAAGCCTGCGGGGTGCTGATCAAGACCGACCAGGGCCGGAGCTACGTGCCTTGTCGCAACCTGGCGAAGACGCCGCGGGAGAACTTCCGCTTGCACCACGAGGACCTGGCGAACGCCGAAGACCAGGGCGAGCTGCTGGCGATCGTGCACAGCCACCCCGACGCCGCGCCTATGCCGAGCATGGCTGACCTGGTCAGCTGCGAGCTCCATGAGGTGCCATGGGGCATCGTCGGCTGGCCCGGCGGCGATATGCAGTGGTTCAAGCCGTCCGGCTACCAGGCCCCGCTGCTGGGCCGCGAGTTCGCCCACGGCCTGCTCGACTGCTGGGGCGCCTGTCGCGACTGGTACGCCCGCGAGGCCGGGCTGGTGCTGCCCAACTTCGAACGGGATGACCTGTGGTGGGAGCAGGAGGACGGCCCGAGCCTGTACGAGGCGAATTTCGCTGGCGCCGGCTTCTACCAGGTGGACGTGCCACAGCGTGGCGACATGCTGGTGTTCATGGTGCCATCGCCTGGCCGGCCGTGCTTCCACCCGAACCACGCGGCCATCTACCTGGGCAGTCAACCGGACCTTACCAGTGAGCCGGCGGCATCGCTCGGTGGCAGCGGGCCATTCATCTACCACCACATGGCCGGCAGGGCGTCGACTCGCGAGGTCTACGGCTGGTCGATGGCCAGCCGCTGCCGGCTGATCCTGCGGCACAAGGACTACCAACCATGAAGCGCACGGTGAAGCTGTACGGCGTGCTACGCAAGCACTTCGGCCGTGAGTACGTTCTGGACGTGAACAGCACCCGCGATGCCATTCAGGCCCTGTGCAACATGGTCCCAGGCTTCGAGAAGTTCCTGTCCAATGGTGAAGAGCGGGGCCTGGTGTTCACCGTGTTCTCGGGCACTCGCAACCTCTCAGCGGATGATCTGGACCTGAAGGGCGACGATGCCGGCGATATCCGCATCGCGCCGATCATCCAGGGCAGCAAGCAGGCCGGTTTGTTCACGACCATTCTCGGCGTGGTGCTGATCGTCGCCGGCTACTTCACGTTCGGCACGACCTCCGCCTACGGCGTCGCAATGATCGCTGGTGGTGCGGCCATGGCCGCCTCCGGTGTCGTGCAGATGCTGTCGCCAACCCCCAAAACCGGTGGCTTGGACCGTAACGAGGACGGCAACAACCCCAGCTATGGCTTCGGTGGTGCGGTCACGACGATCGCCCAGGGCAACCCCTACCCGCTGTTGTACGGCGAGCGGGAGATCGGCGGCGCCGTCGAGTCCGGCGGAATTTACACGCAAGACCGGCTGTGATCGCCGGCAACACCTGACCCGCTTCGGCGGGTTTTTTCGTTTTTGGAGAGTGGAATGGGTCAAGCACTGAAGCGCGCGCCGCGGCGCGCCACTGCAGCCAGCAAGCGGCAGGTGGTCGGCAGCAAGGGCGGTTCAGCCAAGCAGAAACAGCCCAGCATCGCTTCCAACAGCGTTCCGTCGATCGCCACGGTGCGCATGCTCTACCTGTGGAGCTGGGGGCCGATCGTGGGCCCGGTGAACGGCCTGCGTTCTGTGAAGCTGGATGGCACGCCAGTCATGGCGGAAGACGGCACCCTGACTTACCCAGGCGTGAAGTGGCAGTTCCGCTCCGGCGAGCTGAACCAGGAGCGCATGACCGGGATCAGCGAGTCGAGCAACGAGATTGCCGTTGGCCAGCAGCTGCTCAGCACCACGCCTTACGTCTACACCATCACCAACTCCATGCTGGACGCCGTTCGCCTGCGGTTCTCGTGGCCACAGCTGCAGTCCCAGGATTCGGGCGGCAACATCGATGGCGTTCGTATTGAGTATGCGGTGGATGTTTCTACCGACAACGGCCCGTTCCAGCAGGTGCTGGCATCCGAGGTCAACCGGAAGAACGTCACCAAGTACGAGCGTTCCCATCGCATCGATCTGCCGGCCGGCAGCCGCTGGGCGATTCGCGCCCGCCGGATCACGCCGGAGGCTAACAGCTCGCTGGTGCAGGACGGGATGTACGTCGAGGCCATCGCCGAGGTGGTCGACAGCGATCAGGAATACCCGCTGACCGCAGTCAGTTGCGTGGAGTACGACGCCGAGCAGTTCGGTGGCGACATCGCCAAGATTGCCGTGCTGATGCGCGGGCGAATCGTGCGCGTGCCCATTAACTACGATCCGGTGAACCGCACTTACGCCACCAGCGGCCCCGGCACCACCAATGGCGTTTGGGACGGCACCTTCAAGGAGTCCTACACCAACAACCCGGCCTGGGTGTTCTTCGACCTGGCCCTGCACCCTTACTACGGCCTGGGCGATCGCATCGACGCGACCATGATCAATCGCTGGTCGCTGTACCGCATCGGGCAGTATTGCGACCAGCTGGTGCCGAACGGACTTGGCGGCCAGGAGCCGCGATTTACCTGCAACCTGTACCTGCAGAAGCAGGCCGAGGCCTGGGCCGTTCTGCAGGACCTGGCGGCCATCTTCCATGGCCTGGCCTTCTGGGACGGCAGCCAGATCACCGTCAACGCCGATATGCCGCAGGATCCGGTCTACAACTACACCCTGTCGCAGATCCTCGACGACGGCGCGGTCAAGTACACCGGCAGCAAGCTTCGCGATCGGCACAGCCAGGCCATGGTGTCGTTCGATGACCCAGATCGCGGCTACGACACCGACAAAGAGCCGGTCTTCGATGAAAGCGCCATTGCTGAGTATGGCGTGCGCGAGATCTCTGTGGAGGCTGTCGGCTGCACGTCGCGGGGCCAGGCCCAGCGCGCCGGCCAGTGGGCTCTCATGACCGAGCAGCTGCAGCTGCGCGGTGCCAGCTTCCGTGTCGGCTTGGATGGCTACATCCCGAAGCCGGGCAAGGTGATCACCCTGTCCGACCCGATGCTGGCAGGCCGCGCCAACGGTGGCCGTATCGCCGCCGTGGCCGGGCGCGTCGTGACGGTCGACCGTGACATCGAGGTGCCGACTGGTGCCCGCCTGCTGGTCAACCTGCCCAGCGGCAAGTCCGAGGCGCGCCAGGTGCGCTCTGTGGCCGGCCGCCAGATCACTGTCATGGCGGACTTCAGCGAGGCTCCGCAGCCTGAGTGCGGCTGGGTGCTGGACTTCGATGATCTGAAGCTGATGCAGTTCTACGTGCGCAACGTCACGCGCCCGGAGTGGCACCAGTTCCAGCTGGAGTGCATCCAGTACGAGCCGAGCAAGTTCGACGCCATTGACTACGGGACGGTGATCGACGACCGCCCCATCAGCGTTCTGCCACCGGGCGTTCAAGATGCCCCGGCGCGCGTGCTGATCGGCAGCCACTCGTCTGTGGACCAGGGTATGGCCGTCACCACCATGACGATCTCTTGGGATGCAGCGCCCGGGGCTGTGGCCTACGACGTTGAGTGGCGCTGGGGCTCGCGGGACTGGGTGAAGGTGCCGAGAACCGGCGAGCTGGCTGCCGACGTGCGTGGCGTGTATGCCGGCCAGTACCTGGCCCGCGTGCGCGCAGTCAGCTCCATGGATGTCTCGTCCATCCCGACCAACTCGATGCTGACCAACGTGGCCGGAAAGACGACGCCGCCGCCGGCGGTCACTCACCTTACCACCGAGAGTCTGCTGTTCGGCATCAAGGTCATGTGGGGCTTCCCGGCTGGTGCCGAGGACACCCAGCGCACCGAACTGTGGTACAGCGAGGGCACCGACCTCGAGGCGGCCACCAAGCTGGCCGACCTGGCATATCCGCAGAACGAGCACGTCATGCAGGGCCTGCGCGCCGGGCAGCGGTTCTTCTTCTGGGCGCGTCTGGTTGACCGTACCGGCAACCTTGGGCCGTTCTTCCCGATCGCACCGACCTTCATCTCCGGCACGGCCAGCGCTGACGCTTCGCCGATTCTGGAGCAGATCGCCGGTGAGATCCTCGAAAGCCATCTGGGCAAGGAGCTGACCGATCGCATCGACCTGATCGACAAGGACGGTCCAGGCTCGGTCAACGAGCGCCTGGGTGAAGTGCGCAGCGACCTGAATGAGCAAATCGCCGATGTCAACAACGCCGTTGCAGATGTCGACAGCGCGCTGAACCAGGCGAAGCAAGACCTGCAGCAGCAGATCGACACGATCGCCGACCTGGCCGATTCGATGCCGTACAGACCTGACCAGGCCTATACCGCTGGCCAGAGCGTGCTGGGTGAAGACGGTAAGCTGTACCAAGCCAAGGTCAATGTACCCGCTGGCAACGCGCCGCCGAACGCCACCTACTGGACCGACATCGGGCAGGCGGTGCAGGCGGCCAACGGGATGGCCGCTCGGGTGCAGACCGTTGAAACCAAAGTTGAAACCCTGGAAGGCGTCACCACCGCCCAGTCCCAGCAGATCACCGGCCTGCAGTCGAGCCTGACCACCACCAATGGCAACGTCGCAGCAGCGCAGCAGGCTGCCGAGGCTGCCGCAACGCTCGCGGGCGGCAAGGGCAAGGTCATCGTGCAATCGGCCGCGCCGGCCGCCGCTGACCGCCTCGCGCAAAACCTGTGGATCGACACCACCGGCAACGCCAATACGCCGAAGCGCTGGAGCGGCACCGCCTGGGTCGCCGTGACCGATAAGGTGGCCACTGATGCGGCGGCTGCGGCGGCCAATGCCCTGGCCGTGGCGCAGACCAAGGCCGACGCCTCTGTGGTGCAGAACCTGACCACGCGGGTAACCGAGGCCGAGGGCTCGCTGTCTTCGCAGAGCCAGGCCATCACCGGGCTGAATAACAGCTTGACGACCACCAACCAGAACGTCACCGCTGCGCAGCAGGCCGCCCAGGCGGCTGCCACCGCAGCTGGCGCGAAGGGCGAAGTGATCTACGGCTCGACCGCACCCGCGGCAGACAAGCGCCTGGCGCAGAACCTCTGGATCGACACCACCAGCAACGCGAATACCCCGAAACGCTGGAACGGGTCGGCCTGGGTTGCCGTTACCGACAAAGTTGCGACGGACGCGGCAGCAGCTGCGGCCAGCGCGCTGACTCAGGTGGCGACCAAGGCAGAATCCTCGGTGGTGCAGACCCTGACGGGCCGTGTCACTGACGCCGAGGGCAAGCTGACCACCCAGAGCCAGGCCATCACCGGCCTACAGAACAGCCTGACCACGACCAACCAGAACGTGACGGCTGCGCAGCAGGCGGCCCAAGCTGCCTCGGACGCCGCCGGCGCCAAGGGCAAGGTGCTGTACCAGTCGACCGCACCGGCAGTGGCGGATCGCCTGACCCAGAACCTCTGGATCGATACGACGAGCAACGCCAACACGCCGAAGCGCTGGAACGGCTCCGCGTGGGTAGCGGTGACCGACAAGGTGGCCACCGATGCCGCTGCTGCTGCGGCCAATGCGCTGAGCCAGGTGGCGACCAAGGCGGATGCCTCGACTGTCCAGTCCCTGACCAACACCGTGGAACAGCAGGGGGCTGCCATCACGGCCAATGGCCAGGCGCTGACCAGCATCAACGCTTCGCTGGCCCAGGCTGGAGGCGAGAACCTGTTCTACAACCCGTCGTTCGAGCGGGTAGGCTCAACTGCCGGCCTGGCAGATGGGTGGACCACTGGCACGCCCGCCGGTGTGACTCGCACAGCCTCGCTCGTGGCGTCGACGCTTGACCCAAGTGGCAAGGCCCAGCGCTACGACGTTTCCGGCATCGACAACGCTTCGCGATACCTGGATACCTACCATTCACCGAAGTTTCCAGCGGTGAGCGCCGGCCAGTTCGTAAGCGTGTCGATCTATGTGAAGGTGACCGCTGGTTGCCTGATCCGCTGGTATCTCCAGCCGAGAAACGCCGCAGGCACGACCATCGTCACCCAGACCCCAGGAAACATCGTCGCTACGGGAGAGTGGCAGCGCCTGGTGTTCGAGGGCCGGGAGATGCCGGCGGGCACCGTGGCGTGTCCCGTGATCTTCCGCGTCTTCGGTGCCTCATCGACTCCGCAGGATGCGGTCGTTGAGATAGACCGTGCCCAGTTTGAAATCGGGCGAATCGCGACAGGGTGGCGAGACAACGGCCAGCTTGCCGGCGCCGACGTTGCCGCCAATGCCTCTGCGACAACGGCGCTGGCTGGCCGTGTCACTGCTACCGAAACTGGGCTGACCGCTGCCTCTGGGCAAATCACCGACCTGAACAACTCGATCGGGGATGTCGGCGGCGAGAACCTGTTCTACAACCCGACGTTCACCAAGGCAGGAACTGGTGGTGACATCGCTGATGGCTGGGCCACGGAAGGGCCGGCGACCAGCGTCGAATCGCTGGTTACCTCATGGCTGAACGCAGGTGAGAAGGCGGTACGTGTTGAGGTTTCCAGCGTTGGTACGGGCACGCCCTATAAATCGCTGCGCCCAACTGGCGGCACGAAAGACCGGCGGCCAATGGTCGCCGAAGGGCAAACCGTTGCAGCGTCGATCTTCCTTCGGGGAACCGCTGGCCTGGGGTTCAGGTTCTTTATCCAGTGGATCAACGCGGCAGGCACCGTGATCAGCGCTCCTAACTCGGTGATGTTTACCATCACCGCAGCAGGCAAGCGTGAGCAGTTCAGTGCCGTCGCGCCTGCTGGGGCGGTCACTTGCTACGTCTACCTGCGTATCTACAGCGCTACCGGCGCGGTAACCGCGGGGTACGTGGAAATGGCGCGGCCCCAGTTTGAGTATGGGCCGCGCGCGACCGGCTGGCGAAACAACGGCCAGGTCAATGCGGTGAACAACAGTGCGACTTCGGCGGCCGTGGATAGCCTGACTTCGACCGTGGACCAGCAAGGCTCAACTCTATCCAGCGTGGCCGGGAGGACCACCAGCCTGGAAAACAGCCTGACCACGACCAACCAGAACGTGACAGCTGCGCAACAGGCGGCCCAGGCCGCCGCTACAGCAGCGGGCGCGAAGGGGGAAGTCATCTACGGCTCAACGGCTCCGGCCGCAGACAAGCGCCTGGCGCAAAACCTGTGGATCGACACCACCGGCAACGCCAACACGCCGAAGCGCTGGAGCGGCACCGCCTGGGTCGCCGTGACGGACAAGGTGGCCACTGATGCGGCGGCTGCGGCGGCCAGTGCGCTCAGCCAGGTGGCGACGAAGGCTGAGGCCTCAGCGGTCAACTCGCTGACCAACCGGGTAAGCACTGCTGAGGGCACGATCACCAGCCAGAGCACCGACATCACCCAGCTCAAGAACAGCATCGGCGCGGCTCAGCCGTTCGTTGCCGGTATGACCTGGGAGTTTACGAACTCCACCAGAGGGTGGGTGGCAACCGCAACAGGCGGCACCATCACTGCTGGGCCGCTCTTCGCCACGGTGACCAAAAACCCCAACCTGCAGTGCAACTTCACCCCCACCGTTTCGGGGGCGCAGAACCCATACCTGCGCATCCGGCTGCGTCGGCGCAACACTACGCGATCCGGGGCGCAGATGTACTGGGCGAACGAAGATGGAGGCCTATCCGAAGCCCGGCGCATGGCCTGGGCCATCAGCACGACCACCACGGATTGGCAGGACATTGAAATCGATCTCTCCGGCCATGCCGGATGGAACGGCAAGAACATGTATGCCATCCGCCTGGATATGATGAACTCCGCCGACACGACCGGTGAAATCGACATTGCCTACATCGC